CAAACGCGTAAAGATACAATCTATTGGCAGCAGTATCTTACTTTCCGTAGAGTAACTACTCGTCTGTTCAAAGACTACATCGGCTCTGTAACTGGAGTGATGGCCGGTTCTATCAACTCACGTTTCGGTGAAAAGCCCATCCGTGAACGTAAAAATATCGGTTCTGGATATGGTGAAATAGCCTATCTGGGCGATGCATATCAAATGTCTATTGACCGTCTATCTGAATTGCAAGATTTGATTGACAAGTTCAATCAAGCCAAACCGGCAGACCAAAATACAGCATTGGAAGAAATAGTAAACTTCCTGGCAGATGACTACCGTCAGATTACTCTTGCAGCTCACAAGCGTATGGATATTATTGTCGGTGCATTGTTGATGACTGGTGAAGCCACCGTTTACAATAAGGATGCTGCAATAACTTCCGGTCAGACCAACAATAAGCTGCTGGAAATTACCCTTCCATTCAATTTTGTTAAGCCTACAGCTGGAGATATAATTGTTGATGGCAAGAATATGTTCATCTCTTATTTAAGAGAGAAACTACATTCCCTAGCTCCAGACTTTGGCGCTTATGCCAAGATGATTATGACACGTACAACCTTCAACAAGAATGTACTTGGCTCTTCTGAATTTGGCGAACAGTACAAGATGATTCTCGGCACTAACGAAATGAAATTAAGTACCGGTTTGATTTCTTCTTCGTTGGCTTCTGAAGTTTTTACTGGTATCGGTCTGCCACGTATCGAAATCAAAGAGGATTACGTGAAAGACCAGACAGGAAAAAATGTGCAGATTTATGCAGACAACCGTATCACCTTGCTTAACGGTGATGAAGTAGGTTATATGCGCCATCATACCCCGTATGAAGCGACAGATCCAGTATCAGGGCGTACTTATGTTCCATCAGAGGGGCAGATGCTTATATCCAACTACCGTGACAAAAACGGTCGTTATATGGAATATACGGCAGAATGGATTCCACAAATTACCAATCCGGATTTGATCACCAATTTCGATTTGAGCGAAATTGCATCAATCCAATCAGCATAAGGAGGAGGATATGAAAGTAAAGGTTATATCTGTTTTCCGTGATAAGTTTACTGGTAAGTATTACAATCCCGGAGAGGTGATTGAAATTTCCGAAGAATCCCGTGTATTGGATGTAGAAAACCGCAAACTTGGCGAACGGGTTGAAGTGAAAGTTTCTGAAGAAAAGAAGGAGATCAAAATATCCCTCTTTGAAAAGGAATTTGAGAAAAAGATTTTGGTTGATGCTCTGAAATCTATCGGTGTTCAAGCAGCCGGAAACATGAAAGAAGAGACTCTTTTGGGTAAGGTTGCAGAGTTGGATGAAGAAACGACTTCCAAACTGAAAGAAGTGTTAGATATTAAATAAAAAGGGTAGTACTCCTACCCTTCCATTATGTAACTTATAATTCAATAAAGAAATGAAGAATTTTATTTTTGCCATATGTGGCTTTTTAACGATGTCTTTGGTCTCCTTGAGCGTACAGGCATCAAGCGTCGAATCTTTCGAGTGTGAATACGTAGCCCCATCGGTTGATGTTGGTTTGTCACCTATTCAGTTTTTCACCTTAGAAGCAGCTCCGACTGATTGCGTTGTATTGTCAGTTCCACAATCAATCTTTATGATTACAGATAGTCCGGCGATGCAACCAGCGACTATTACGGCAATGCAAGGAAAACAAATTTCAGTTCCTAAGTGTCCGTTCCGATATATCTACAAATCGAAGTATTGTACGCATTATAGCTACACTGCATACAGCAGACTGATTATACCATAATCAAAATGACAGTGAACGACTACATACAGCAAAGATTTCAGTCTTTCAGTATTCACTTATCAGAAACTGATCTTTTGGATATGTGTCTGAACGCGAAGATTAGCGGAGAGGATGAAATGAATAAGGAATCCTACAATATCGTTTCTGTGGCAATTGCGAAGTTCATCCCCTCTCTCCTACTCCGTGCCACTTCAATCAGCGAAAACGGCTTCTCTATGTCTTGGAACATTCAGGGTATTAAGGACTACTATTCATTTCTGTGTAAACAGTACGGATTGAAAGACGAATTAAGTAACAAGCCTAAATGTACTTTCTTATGATATTTGCTCCACATATATTGCAGATAAAGGTTATCACCCCGATGGATAAGGATGAGTTCGGCAGACCCATTCCTGGAACAGGCGGTGAAAGCTGGCAGGATGTATGTAGGTGTCGCTGTGACGATAACACTACCAAAGAGTTTAAGTCAGAAAACGGCTCTGTGTATCGCCCGAATTACCATGTAGTGTGTGAGAAGAGAATCACTGTTAAGGCTGGTGTCGAAGTGCGCTGTATGGACAGTGAGAACGTGAGAGGTCAAGGTGAGGTTTACACGGTTAAGAGTACAAACCACTTTAACTATTCGGAACTATGGATGTAGATTTCGATTTTTCCGATGTCGACTCCTTTTTCAATGAAGGAGAATGGGAAGTCGAAAAGAAGATGATTGATGTGGGTGATGAAGCTGTGAAACATGCAGAGGAACACGGCAATTATAAAGACCATACATTGACTCTAAGAACGTCCAATGATTACGATGTTGATAAAGACGGTCTGACACTGAAAAATGAAGCGGAATACGCTTCATTCGTGGAATCTAAAGGATTTGATGTTTTGAGTAGTGCCGCTTTATACGCGGAGAAACGATTAAAAGAAGAATTTGAACGATGATAGTGACTACCGACATAGCAAATATTCTTTACCGAGATTGCAAGTCTTTCGAAATCGACATTGTTCCCAGCGGTGAAACGCTGATGGATGAATTGAAGTCAGAAAGAATTGTCATCCACACCAAGAAACAACAACCGGGGAAGTATTGGAAGAAATCTTTCGCGGAAGTGAATCTTTGTGTACCTGATTTAAGCGAGAATGAAGCGAATACTATCCGTTTGAATGAACTTGAAAGAAAGGCTGGCAAGCTGTTTGATGATGTAGTAAGCACCTATGATGGTACAACCTATCGTTATTCAATTGAATCTATCAGTATAGAAGCGGATACAGCTTTAAAGTGTCATTATGTGAATGTGAGAATTTTATTTGAAGTATTAAATGTAAAACTATAAAATTATGATTTCAGCAGT